CTGGACAGCCGATTACATGGGCTACAAAGAAATCTGGTTGTGTGGAGTTGATAACTACGAAAACACCAGACGAGATTACTGGCATCAATATCTTAGGCCAGAAAATGACAAAGCCTTGAAAGGCAAGCGCAACCCAAGAAAATCAGCCTGGGGCGAAATCATTCAGAAACTGAGAAATCCAAAACGAGTGAAAACGTTCAATCCAGAACTAAACGAGTTACTGCGAGCGATTCGATGAAGGTACAAATTCTAAGAAGCACAGTAGCAGACGGAAAAGTTGTCAAAGCCGGACAGATTGTTTCTGTGACGGTGGATGCAGCTCGCGAAATCATGCGATTAGGCAAGGCGATTCCCTACGAAGAAAAAGAGCCGCTGATTGATCGAAGCGTAGGGTTAACAAGTGAGAGCCAACCCAAATTAGTAAAGCGAAAACCAGCCAGAAAGCCAAAGAAGACTGATCCAGATGATTGACATTGTCTGCATTCTCTTCAAGCCGGAAGGCAAGGGATTACCGAAGTTTTCCCAAGGATATTCTGAAATCTGGGTGGACAAACTGGCTCAAGCGATTGGAAGGCATACGACACAAAAATACAGACTGATTTGTTTAGTTGATGAATTTTACGAATTTCAGGAAGAGGTTGAGCAAGTTCAGTTAGAAACAATCGAATCCGGTTATGGGAATGTCATGGAAACCTTCAGGCCGGACTTGGGAGAGAATCAGCGTTTTGTTATCGGGCTGGATACGATCATTCGAGACAACATTGACGAGATTCTAAATTGGCGCGGCAGAGTCGGGCTTCTCACAGATCCGAACTATCCAGAAACGATTTGCAATGGGGTTGGGAGTTATTCCCCAGAATTCTGCGATTTCATTTTTTATGAGTGGCAGAGAAAAGAAAAATATGGTGAGCGAATTCTTTACAACGGCAGAATATCGGAAATGCAGTTCCTGAGATTGCTAGCCAATGACGCAACCCGATTGAATGAGGTTTTTCCTAACCAGATTCAGTCTTATAAATGCGACTGGCTCAAAGAGCCGGAGAAACGAGAAGAAGCCAGCATTGTCTATTTTCATGGCAATCCAAAGCCACCTTTTGTTCACACGGATTTACTCGCTGAGTGGTAGTGCAGATAGACAAAACCGTAATCATTGAAGGGAATGTCCACTTTGGCAAAAACGTTTTTATTGGGCCTTACGCAATCATTTATGGGCCTGCTGAGATTGGAGACAACGTCCGAATTCATGGGCATGTTTCAATCGGAGACACGCCACAGCACAGGACAAGGCCAAAGTTGTGTGGTGTTGAAATAGGCGAAAACACAACGATTCGGGAGTTTGCAACCATCCATGCCGGAACTGAGAACAAAACCAGAATTGGCAAAGACTGTTACCTCATGAATTACTCGCATGTTAGCCATGATTCAGTGATTGAGGACAACGTGACGCTCGCAAATTCGGTGCAGCTAGGCGGACATAGCTACGTCATGAAAGGCGCGACGATTGGGCTTGGGGCAACAGTTCACCAATATTCGCTGATTGGCAGTTTTTCCATGATTGGCATGAACTCAGTGGTTGGCGTGAAGTGTAGAATCACACCTGGAAAAATCTTTGCCGGAAATCCAGCGCGAGCGGCTGGTGAAAATGTGATTGGCTTAAGTCGGAACAAGGTAACGAATGAGTACCTAATCAAAGAAACTGAACGTTTTTGGTACATACTCGATGGCGATTGAAACCGAAGCAGACCGCGCGATTTATCTCGACACCGCAGATTTTGGCGTAACCGTGACCAAAGCAGACGCAACCACTTTTTCAGGAATTTGGGATTTGCGATTTACCTTGATTCAACCAAATGGATTAACCATTGGCTTGGAATCAGCCGAACCTCGACTGATGGCCAGAACTTCTGACGTTTCAAGCCTAGCGCATGGTGACGCCTTAACCATTCAGTCAATTGGGTATGTGGTGCGAGGCATTGAGCCGGACAATTTGGGAATGACGACTCTAGTCATGGAAAGAAGCTGATGGCTCACGCTCGTCAAACGATTCGAGAAGCGGTGGCTACCACACTCACCGGACTAGCGACCACAGCCAGCCGAGTTTATCAAACGAGGTTTCATAGGCTGGCCCAGACAGATTTGCCATGCCTGCTGATCTACACACTCGCAGAAACCGTTGAGCGATCTGCGATGACGGATGGAAAGAGCCTAGTCAGAAATCTTAATCTAAGAGTCGAAGGGGTAGCAGAGGCAACCAGTAATCTCGACGACAATTTGGACAATATCGGAGCAGAAGTCGAAGCGGCTCTCAACGAAACAAGTCCAGCGAGTGTCGAAGAATTAGTCTTACAGAATGTTGAAATCAACATTTCAACAGAAGGCGAAAAACCTGTTGGAATGATTGCGATGGATTACTTGATTACCTATCGCCAGACGAGCGGAACACCGAGCGAAATTCTATGAAAATCATTAGAGGTAGAGAAAAGAAAGTTATTGAAGAGTCGCAATTTCAAGAGTTTAAGGCGGACGGATGGAAAGCCTTAAAGCCGGAAGAATCACCGGCAATTTCTAACAGCCTACAAGGAGAATCCAAATGGCAGTTACAAAGGGAAGTGCCGGAGTCATCAAATCCGGTGCAACAACAATCGGAGAAGTCAAAAGCTACTCAATCGACCAAACAGCCAACACGATAGATACCACGCAACTAAGCGATTCAGCACAGACATTTGTTGCTGGCCTGACTTCATTTTCTGGCAGTTGCGATGTTTTCTGGGACCCAGACGATACTGGGCAAAGTTCAGTGGGCGTAGGTTCTAGTGTCACGCTGAATCTTTATCCAGAAGGAACCGCAACGAGTTCAACCTACTATTCCGGCTCTGTTGTGATTACCGGAGTGTCTCGAAGTGGTGCGATTGACGGAACTGTTGACGCAACAATCAGCTTCCAAGGAAGCGGTGCATTGGCAGAAACCACAGCATAACAATAAATGACTGATATTTTATCACGAGCAAAAGCTCACTATCGCGATAGGCTCTCAGCGCCTTTACAATATGTTGAGGTTCCTGAGTGGCCTGATGAAAAAGGCGATCCTACGAAAATCTACTATCGCTCTTCAATGACGTTGTCAGAGCAACAGGAGATTCTGGCTTTAAATCAGGCTGGCAAAGTGGGTGAAGCCTTGATTGCAACTTTGATTGCAAAAGCGCTCGACGAAGACGGAAAAAAACTCTTCAAGCTGGTCAATCGTCAAGAATTCATGCGGCAAGTCGATTCTGAAGTTATTGCTCAGATTGTCAGTCAAATGAATCAGGACGAGGGACTGACGGATGAGGAGATTGAAAAAAACTGAGGGAGTCACCTGACCTTTTTATTGCTTTTCAGCTTGCTGAAACACTGCATCAACCAATTCGGGAAGTCATGAGTTGGACGGTGGATGAGATTAGAGGTTGGGTGGCTTATTTTACGATTCAGGCAGAAAAGCGAAAATCTAAGTAATGGCGAACAACACAACCATAACCATCAGCGCAGTTGATAAAACGCAGGCAGCGTTCAACAGCGTTGATCGTTCGCTAAAAAAACTTCAAAGCACTTCATCCGCAGTCGCTCGCTCAGTGGGTGGCCTGACAACTGCGCTTAATGCTGCGATTGCCGCTTTTGCCATTGACAAACTAATAAAGTTTTCAGATGCAGCGGCAAACATTGATTCTCGCCTCAAGCTAGTCACCTCTTCAACGCAGGAACTCACCAGAGCGCAATCCGCATTATTCAAAATCGCCCAATCCACCGGAAACTCGTTCGAGTCAACGGTTGATCTTTACTCTCGCCTCGCCCGTGCTACTGCTTCACTAGGCACTACGAATACTGACTTAGAACAAGTCACAAAAGCCCTTTCTCAAGCAATCACAATTTCCGGCTCATCCGCTGCGAGCGCTGAAGCCGCGATGATTCAGCTTGGGCAAGGTTTCGCGGCTGGTGCATTGCGTGGTGAAGAGTTGAATTCTGTTTTAGAACAAACGCCAAGAGTTGCGCGAGCGATTGCGGACGGTTTAGGCATTACGGTTGGACAGCTCAAAGAATACGGAAAAGAAGGCAAGCTTACGGCTGAAGCCGTATTAAATGCGCTGAAATCACAAAGTGACGTACTAGAGCAGGAGTTTGGCAAAACGAACCAGACGATTGCTCAAAGCTTTACCATTGTTTCAAATTCCGCTGTTCGATTGGCTGGAGTGATTAACGAAGTCACAGGCGCGAACTCTTCTCTAGGTGGCGTTCTGCGTGATGTGGCTTCAGCGCTGGATGAAATTCTTAGAGCAGACATTGCCTTTTATTTCGAAAATCTTTCGGCAATCGTCAAAGCGCTGATTGCGCCTTTTGCGAATGTAATCGACAAGATTGGCGAAATGATAGGCGAAGGCGATTCAGTGATTGGATTCGCCAAGGTCTTTGCCGCAGTGCGGTTAGCGGTTGAGTTGCTTTCTGCTTCGCTGATTTTCCTCACAGATTTGATTTCTGGTTCTGTGATTGGGGTAGCTTTCCGAGCTCTTCAGGTGACGTTCAAAACGATTGTTTTGGACATTACGAACCTGATTGACAAGGTAATGCTGTTGGATGACGTTTTGAGTGTCGCAGCAGCAGCAGCACAAACCTATAACCCATTTGCTGATGACGAGGAGGCAGCCCAAGGACTGATTCAAGCCCAGAAAAATTTAGCTTCTGAATCTGACAAGGTCTATCAAAGCTATCTACAGCAGAAGAACGCAATTTCTGAAATTGACATTATTGGAAAATCAACCGTTCAGAACGCAAAAGACGTATTCGCGCAAGGCAAAAAGAACATTCAGCAAGCCTTTGATAATTACACCAATGGCGTCAAAGCCTATGACATTGCAAGAAAACAGGAAAAGGTTGAGAGAGCGAAAGCCGAAAGCCTTCTCAATCAAAGTTCAGCACTCAAAGACCAAAAGAAAACCAATCTAGAAAACACCAAGGCGCTGAAAGAACAGGAAGCTCTGGCACTCGCCAAACAAAAATTAGTTGAACTTGCGGCTTACGAAAAAATCAAAAAGGAAGTCGAAGAAATCACTCGCCAGTTAGAAATTCAGGAACAAGTCGAACTCGCCCAGGAAGCACTAAAAAGAGCAGCCGCAGAAGAAAAGTCTCTGGCTCTTTTAGAAAAACAATCCAAGGTTGCGCTCAAGATTGTTGAAGCCCAAAAAGAAGCAAATAAAACGATCAGCGAGAGAATTCAGGAAGGCGCAAAAGGATTAGTTGCCAATGACACCTTCCAGCAAGTCACTGGCGCGGCTGGGGCTTCCGGTTCAAGGGCCGCAAATATTGCACAAATCACAGCACAAAAAGGGGTTGAACAAGGATTACTGGCGTTGGTGCTTTCCAATGAAAAAGTTCAGGAAGCCTTAACCAAAGTCTTTGACGCAATCTTTGCGCTGATCGACCCAATCATTGATTCATTAGTGCCAGTGA